CAGAATGCAGCAGACGAGCAGGCTCTGCGGAAGGAATGGGGCGGTGCCTGGGAGGAGAACATAGCGGCGGGTCGCAAATTCGCGCAGCAGTTCAACCTGGACAACGGCACGCTGGACAAGCTCGAGAGCGCCCTGGGCAAGCGGGGACTGCTGGAACTGGCGGCTGAGATTGGCCGAGGATTGGGGGAGCACGCGATGCCGAATGACCGGGAGCAGGACACGGGCGCAGGCAGCACGTTTGGCATGACCCCAGCAGCGGCCAAGGCGAAGATCGCAGACCTGACCTTGGATCAGGATTTCATGGGCCAGTACCTGGATGGGCGTCCCGAGGCTGTGGCCCGGATGACCCGATTGCACTCTTTAGCCCACCCCGAGGTTGCGAGTAGCGAAAAGCCGTGATACGGGGAGGGGTGAACCACAGTTAGACCATTGAACCACGGCCCCGGTGTGGCAACCGGGCAAGCCTTCCAGCCAACGACATCGGCCCCGAGGTGGCACTCGGGCAAGCCCTGGAAGCCGTGCAATTCAATGAAGGCCCCGCCATCGGGCGGATAAGCCTCGCAAGGCGCATCTGCGCCATGACTCGAGGACTATCCCAATGTCAGACCAAGTGACCACTGCCTTTGTGCAGCAATACTCGACGAACGTCGCTCATCTGCTTCAGCAGAAGGGCTCGAAACTCCGCGACAGTGTGATGACGAGCACCGCCACGGGCAAAGCAGCGAAGGCTGTGGAGCAGGTGGGTGCAGTCAACGCGCAGAAGCGAACCACGCGCCATGCGGACACGCCGCTGATCTCCACCCCGCACGATGCACGCTGGGTCTTCCCGGTGGACTACGAGTGGGCGGATCTCATCGATGACCAGGACAAGGTGCGGATGCTCATCAATCCGCAGTCACCCTACGCGGTGAATGGCGCGTATGCCATGGGCCGTGCCATCGATGACGAGATTCTCGGCGCGTTCTTCGGCACTGCGAAGACCGGCGAGAACGGCACCACGGACGAAGCCTTTTCGGGCAACACCGTGACAGCCGGATCAACGGGTGCGCTCGAGATTGGTCAACTTCAGGAAGGCAAGCGGATTCTCATGGAGAACGAGGTCGATCTTGACAACGATCAGATCTTCATGGCGATCACCGCAGCGCAGCATGAAGACCTGCTCGGCATGACCCAGATCCAGACCATCGACAGCAACAACACGAAGGTGCTGGTGGATGGCCGGGTGAGGTCATTCCTGGGCATCAACTTCATCACCACGGAGCGCATTCCGGGTGCTGGGGACGATCCGACACTTTGCCCCATGTGGGCGAAGAGTGGGATGCACCTCTGCGTGTGGAATGACATCACCACCAAGATCAGCGAGCGCGAGGACAAGAGCTACGCCACGCAGGTCTATCTCAAGACCACCATCGGGGCCACGCGCCTCGAACTCGGCAAGGTCGTGAGGATCCAGGCCGACGTTTAGTACCGCCCAATGACATAAGGGGGCCGGTGCGGAGTCGTGCCGGCCCCTGAGTGTCACAGGAACAAGGAAACAAACTCATGGCAGGACTATTTTTCTCGGAACTATTTGCAGAAGCATCGACGCCGACAACTCTGGACAGCCAAAAGAGGGCCCCGGCTGGTGTGTCTCATGGGCGCAAGAGGTACGCGAGGGCGGAAGTCCTCACGACCGCAACGCTCACAACCGACACAGCGGCCAGCCAGATCCGCCTGAAGCAGTTCAAGAGCGGCGACAGAATCCACAAAATCACAGTCCACAACACCGCGGACGGTGGTAGTGGCGCTGTGAACATGGGGATCTGGAAGTCCGGGACAGCGCATGACGGTGCCGTCGTAGACGCGGACATCTTCCTGGCTGCCCAGGCGGTATCCGGTGCTTCAGCGGCGGGTGGTATCGAGGGTTTCACGGACGGGGCTCTGGATGACTTCGATAGGGGCAAGACGCTGTGGGAGTTGAACGGTGATACCTCAGACCCGATGGAAGACTGGGACGTGGTCATTACGGCCACCGCCACGGTTGCCACCGCACAGAACTATGTCGTGGAGTTCGAGTACACGAGCGGCGACTAGCACCACGGGGGGGAGCCGATAGCGGATGCCCAGCAGCGTAGACATATGCAACAGGGCGCTTAGCCGTGTCGGTGAGGCGCGGATCACTTCATTGACGGATGACACCAAGCAGGCCAGGGCTTGCAACGGTGCCTATACGCACGTCCGTGATGAGGTGCTCCGCGCACACCCCTGGAATGCCGCCATTGCGCGGGCGTCCCTGGCGAAGCTCGCCACCTCCCCGGCTTTCGGGTATGACGATGAGTATCAACTCCCGGCCGACTGTCTGCGCGTTGTCGAGGTCTATGACACGACACTGCCCTGGGTAGTCGAGGGCAAGAAACTCCTCTCTGACGAAGGCTCACCGCTCTCGATCCGCTACGTGCGGCGCGAGGAAGACCCCAACCAATGGGACTCGCTGCTGGTGAGTGCCGTCGCTGCGCGTCTGGCGATGGAGCTTTGCGAGGAACTCACGCAGAGCAATACGAAGCGCGAGATCGCTACGCGGGAGTACGAGGAACTGCTTTCACGGGCCCGGATGGCAGATGGGCAGGAGCAGAGCCCGATGCCCTTCGAGGAGGATGCCTGGATAAACGCGAGGTACTGACTTGGCAAAAGCCTCGACAATCCAGTCATCATTTAACGCGGGCGAACTGAGCCCCACGCTCGAGGGTCGCGTGGACTTGGCGAAGTATGCCAACGGCTGCGCCAAGATGGAGAACTTCTATCCGCTGGTGCAGGGCGGGGCACGCAAGCGCAGTGGCACCCGCTTTGTGTCCGAGGTGAAGGACAGCGCCAACCTGACGCGCCTGATCCCCTTCGAGTTTGGCACCACCCAGGCGTACATCCTCGAGTTTGGCAATCTCTACATGCGCGTCTACAAGGACGGCGGCACGGTGCTCGCTGGTGCGGGCCCTGCGGTCTACGAGATCGCCACGCCTTACTCGTCTGCGAGCCTGGACGCGATCCAGTTCGCGCAGTCGGCTGACGTTCTGTATCTGGCGCACCCGGACTACAATCCGCGCAAGTTGTCTCGCACGGCGCATGATGCGTGGACGCTGAGCCTGATTACCTTCGACCATGTTCCATTTGAGCCGCAGAACCTGGACACCACGCTGACGGTCTATGCCAGTGCGGCTACCGGGACAGGGATCACGCTCACTGCAAGCTCGGCCCTCTTCGTGTCTTCGATGGTGGGCGGGCAGTTCAAACTCTCCGAGATCGTGGGCAGCAATCACGGGGTATGGGAATCCCGCTCGGATAACACCAGTTATAAGGGGGCGCTTACCCCAGCGGACACTGGCGGCTCGGACACGGTTTACTTCGAGGGGAACGTGTACCTGCTCCAGTCCAAGGGTGGGGCCACCAAGACCGGCACCAGCGCGCCGATCCACGACACGGGCACGGAGTCCGATGGCAAGTGGGATTGGACGTTCCACCACGCTGGAGAGGGGTACGTGACGATCACGGCCGTAGCGGTGGACGGGTTGACGGCCACGGCCGACGTGGTGAAGCGTTTGCCGGCCAGTGTGGTGGGCGTGTCTGGGGCGACGCACCGCTGGGCGCATGGGGCCTGGACAGGAAAGAACGGCTACCCGCGCACGGTGTCCTTCTTCGAGGATCGCCTGTGGTGGGCAGGCACGGCGAACAACCCGCAAACCCTGTGGGCGTCCAAGACCAGCGAGTACGAGAACCACCACATTGTAGACCTAGACGAGTCTGCTCTGATCTTCACCCTGAATACCGATCAAGTCAATGTGATCGAGTGGATCAATGCCGGGAAGGTGCTGATGATTGGCACCGCAGGCGGCGAGTTTGTGGTATCGGCCGCGACTGAAACCGAGGCATTGGTGCCGGGCAATGTCCGCGTGGTGCGCCATTCCACCTATGGCAGCAAGACCAAGGTGGCCCCGGTGCGTGTCGAGCAGGTGCTGCTCTTCGTTCAGCGGTCTGGGCGCAAGGTGCGGGAGCTTGTCTTCGATGACACGGTGAACGCCTACGTGGCCCCAGACATGACGATCCTGGCCGACCATGTGACCCTGGGCGGGATAACTCGCCTGGCCTTCCAGCAAGAGCCCAACCGGATGCTGTGGGGGACGCTCGCCAACGGGGGGCTGGTTTGCTTCACCTACGAGCGGGCGCAGCAGGTCACGGCATGGCACCGGCACACGATTGGCGGCACCGACTCCAAGGTCGAGAGCATTGCGGTGATTCCGCACCCCAACGAAGACCAGGATCAACTGTGGATGATCGTGAGCCGCACGATTGGGGGCGCAACGAAGAGGTACGTGGAGGTGCTCGAGCCCGAGTGGCTCCGCGCCAATGCGGCCAGCGATGCCTTCTTCGTTGACTCGGGGCTTTCGTACTCCGGTGTGGCCGCCACCACCATGACGGGGCTGGAGCACCTCGAGGGCGAGACGGTTTCGATCCTCGCAGACGGGGCGACTCACTTGGACAAGGTAGTGAGCAGTGGCTCGGTGACGCTTGACCGTGCAGCAACGTCCGTGCATATCGGCCTTCAGTATTCGGCCACGCTCCAGACCATGCGCCTGGACGCGGGAGCGGCAGACGGCACGGCCCAGGGCAAGACGAAGCGGATCACGAACGTAGTGGTGCGCCTCGATCAGACGGGTGGCGGCTTGCGGTACGGGCCCACCGAGGTGGATGCAGACATGGACGAGTTCCACCTTCGCGACTCACTTGATCCGATGGATT